AATGACGCGAGCTGATTGCGTGTGAGTTTCAGCGCCGCCATTAGTTCGCCAACGGTTCGATTGCCGCCTCTAGCCGCAGGAACGTCGCGTGTGCCTGTGAATCGCCCCTGAAGCGCTGTATGCGCCAGTTCCGCATTCCGCCCTGTCTGAGCCACCGCAGCCGCTTGGCACGGTTCCCTTGGCCTCCTACGCGGATATAGTTTTCTTGGCTCCAGGTCTGCCCATCAAGCGAATAGGACGTGGCGATCTGTGGGTTTAAGCCGAACGCCACCCGACCCGTTAGGCCGACTAGCTCCAGATCGTAGATGATCGCGCCGCGCCCGTCGTTATACAGGATCAGCGTTCCAAATTCCCAGCGAGCGATATCCCCGTATTGGGATGAAATCGTGTCGTTTAGATAGCCCACGTTAGCCGCAGCCGTATCACCCACTAGCCATTTATCGTAACACCAGACCAGATTCCGCGCCCGATATTCCGAGAACCCAGCGGTCCCGGACGTCAGCGTAAACCAGACAGGCTGACCCAGTGCCGACGATGCCGCCGCGTCATAAACGATGGTTCGATCTGGGAGGTGAATCCAGAGGTGTTGATGCCCCTCGTTTGCCTTGGATTCTAGCTTCACGCCGGATAGTTGGGCCTCAGTGTAGCTTTTCAGCAACACTTCTATTTCTCGCGTGGCGATCTTAATGGTGCCAGAATTCGCGCCCAAAAACACAGATACGGTTTCATTGCGACCGCCACCGAGAAACGCCACCGCGTCGAGGTAAACCGCGCAGGCAAACGTGCCGACGGTGCCTTTCATGATCTGAGCACCCTCAATCCGCTGAAACGGAAAGAAATCGCCGCCGACGTTATCGAACACCTCAATCGTGTTTCGGTTTAGCGCGTAGACCTCATTGCGCACTTTTAATAGTGCCACCACCGGATCTGGATCGGCTTCAGACGACCCGTATTTCAGCGGATTAACCTGTGTCGGATCGTTCAATTCGGTGACAACCAGATACTCGCCATCGGTGGTCATAAAATAACCATCGACCCAGACGAAATCGTTGACTGTTCCCAAATCGGGATCAGTGACCTTGGTGAGCGTTGCGCCGTTCCAATAGTACAGCGACCCGCTAGAAGCCACCGCTAGGCGGTCGAACGAATAGTCGAACGTAACTAGCCCGGACCCGCCGACGTCTCCCAGCGTCGTGACATTGCCGTCGTTGAAGATTTTAACCAGCTTGGTCCCCATGACGCGGTAACATTCGCCGCGCCAGTTGATCCCGCCCCGGTCGATACCTGGCCCCGTTCCAAACGTGACGATACCGTCAGCCGGTCGCAGATAACCAGCCGAAATGCCCGACGTTGTGGGAACCGGAATCAGATTGACGGGGTACGCCGTGCGAATGTCTGGGCCGTTATCCGTAAAAATCCCCGAAAGTATTGGGATCTGGACCACGGTTAGATACCGCCTTCGCCCGTCTGAATGTAAAGCGTTGTACCAGCCGATGAGATATGGGCCAGTGTGTCATCACCGTCGCCCTTGCTGACAACGATCTCGCTAGCGGCCCGAACCGGCATATCTGCCGTGGTCGCCGTCTGAGCGCCAGAGCCGATCCGCACGAAACAGATATTTGCGCCGGTATTAACCAGCCGAACCGACTTGGCTTGCGAATCGAGCGCGACCGATGCGGACGCTGCGCCGGGGGTTGCCGTGAGGTTGACGCCGCGACGTGGTTGGAAGGCTGCTTTGATGGTCATAACGTTTCCTATGCGACCCGATACCAAGCCGTCGTATCGGCCCGATATCTCATGGTGAAGGTTGAATTTGCAGTCAGCGCGGTCGGTGCGCCGATGACAGACGCGCCGTTTCCAGCGACCGTTAGAGCCGTGACGGCTTGCGAACAGTTCACCAGAACAATCTGCCCGCCCTCGACGTCATCAAAAAACGGCAGCGTGATGGTTCCAGCGGCATAGGCGGCGACAGGCGTTAGGATCAGCCAGGTTCCCGGCGTGGGAACCGAGACGTTAAACCCGGTCGCAGCCGGAGACGCCGTTTGCGTGATCAGGCCATCGTTAACCGAAACGCCGCCCGTGAGATAGGTTTTCAGCGTGTTAGCCGAAGCCTTGCGAGCATCGCCGTCAGTGCTCGACCAGATCGGGATTAGATCCGATGCGGTGACAGTATCCGTTGCGGTAAGTTGGTTGATCGTAGGCATGGGGCGACCTTACGGTAAAATTGGGTTTTCGTCTAGCGGGACGGGACGCTTGCCCTCATCCCGCTCAATAGCCTTCTCGCAGTGATCCTTGTCGATCCAGTGCAACACACGGCAGAGAACACACCCGACGACATATCCGCGCCTAGCATCCTTACCCAGACGTGACGACAGCGTTTCGTCTTCGTTGCCGCCAAGGATCGTGTTTAGGAGCTGATCAAGCGCGACGAATAGCCGTGCGAGATAACCAACCAGACCGGGACGCTGCGTCAGAAATGGATCTTGGTTCATTCCGGCGCTTCACCCGCTAGGATTTTCACGGCCCGTCCAGCGCCAAACAGCCCCGCCGTTTCGAGCAACGGAACGCCCGCGACGATATCAGGATCAGTCAGCAAAACTACCCCCGCAGCGTCAAGCATGTCTTGATAATCCGCAATAATCGGATTGACCTTCGCGGCTTCTCGGATCGCGATTCGCTCGCCTTGAAGAAACAGCCGCAGGAAATCAATCTTATTCAGCGGGATTGGCGCGGGTTCTGGCGCGGGGGTTGGCTCTGGCGTAAACGGGAAAAACCCCTCGCCCTCATAGCCCAGTTCGCCCGCAGCGTCTGGAATCGCCGCCGATAGATCAGCAAGGGACGCCTCATTAAGCCCGACCAGCGCAGCCGGTAGCGCCGCAGGGGTGCCGATGTTCTCGCCGGTTGATAGGGTTTTGCGTTGATACAGCATGTTATCTCACCTTAAATGTGTCGGTTGTGGCGTCGTAAATCATGCCGATTCCAGCATACCGCCCACGGAATTTGCCGCTATAGCTCGTCTGGACCCATCGCGCAGGTGCTAGGCCGCGTAGTGTGTCGAAGTCACGCAGCCAAGCTAGACCGAGCCGTTCGTCTTCCGGCTCGCCAAGGATGGCGTTATCGACCACGATAACCTCAGTGACGACATTGGCTGCGCCTAAACGTGCAAAGTGTGCCATGATTACGCCCTCGCTCGAACGCGGATGATGACTACGCCGGATGCCCCCGTCGTATTGCTGCGACCCGCGCCCCCGCCCCCAGTATTTGGCGTTGATGGCATACTTGGCGTTGCACCGCCACCATAAGCGTTTCCATCTACAGTCAATCCAGCTCCAGCGCCACCTCCAGCCCGCTCCACATAAGCCCCGGTAATGGCAGATCCAGCCGACGAAGGGAAACCGCCTCGCCCACCTGTATTTGTTGAGCCATCTACACCCACGCCGCCAATTCCTCCGCCGCCGCCGCCGCCATAACTCAATGGAGATGATACACCATAGCCAGACCCGCCCGCAAAACCTTGACCAGGGGTTCCTGCAAAACCGGCAACGGTCCCAACATCAAAAACGGAGGATGACCCAGCACCGGAACCACCCGTTGATGCGCCGCCGCCGCCGCCGCCTATAGCTATAAGGCCGCTAAAAGAAGAATTTGTACCGTTTGCCGGAGTTGATCCGCCTCCGCCTACTGTAATTGCATAGGTTTGGGCAGAAACAGAAAGGCCTGTATTATATAAATAACCACCCGCGCCGCCGCCAGGTCCATTTCCATGACCACTTCCGCCGCCCGCAATAACAAGATATTCAACCTTGCTACCTTCTAATGGGTCTGGGCCAACATAATTAACCTTAAATGTTCCAGAAGAGTTAAAAACGTAAACGTTATATTTTCCATCAGCCGTTGGAATGACCGAGGCGGAAACCGACATATACGGACTGGAGACCTTCTTATTCCCACTCATATTCTGCGAGACCATGCCGATAGGCCCGTAGGGGGCCTGCCGGTTCATCATCTTCTGGGCGAGCATGGCGGGGGCGTTTTGCATATTAGTAGGCGTAGCCTTCGGTGCGGAACACGATGCCGGTATTTGTGACGCTGATTGCGACCCAGAGGCTTTCGGTAGCCGACAGGATCAGCGGTGCCGCGTCTGTGTAACCGAAGTCGATGGCGGTCTGGGCGGTCGTGGCCGCGACCGTGTAAGCCGTCATTAGCTTCGAGCCGATAAACCGCTTGGTCGTGCCGCCGTCAGATGAGACGTACAATTGAAGTTCGGTCGCCGTGACCGTAGCCCGTGCCAGTGCGGTTAGCTTCTGCATCCGTGCGCCGTTAGCTTGGGCCGCTAGCAGTTGCACCGTATTGGTAGGGGTGTCGGTGTAGGTCGTGTTTGCAGTCGTTGCCACCGCAGTCGCTGCGATAGGCGTTTGAGGCGTAACGATTGAGTTTGGCGTGACGGCCATGATTTAGCTCCTAGAGTGCCGCCGCGATGGCGAAAACGGTTGCGAGTGAAACGAGAGGCACCGTCAGCCCCGTCAACGAAGTGATGTCTGAGTTGGCACCTGACGC